AGAGCTCCACCTTGAGCGCATCCATGGCGCTCTGGTATGCGAGGACGCCCGGCTTGTGAAGGGCCAGCATCGCCCGGGAGCACGCGTCGACCTGGTCGTCGTGCGCTGCGTCCGGGAACCCCTCGAGCTCGGCATAGAACGCTTCGTTCCAGGACCCGGCCAGCACGTCGACGTTGCCGGCCTCGACCTGGGTTGAGAACGGCCCGGCATAGCTGACTTTGTCCTCGCGGGCGACCACCGACTCGACCCAGTACCCAGCCAGGATGCTCTTGATGTGCGCGACGTCCACCACGCCCGCCCCACCCGGGTCTTGCCAGATGCAGACCTTGACGGTGCTGCCGTCCTGCGCGGCGATGTTCTGCATCGCGCGGTCGACCTGGTGCGGCGAGCCGCGCAGCGACTCGATGTGCAGCACGACGAACCGCCCCGAGCGCGTGACCCCCATCTTGACCCCGCGCGTCCAGTCCGGGTCCGGGCGCTCCGGGGTGACCTGGGTCGCCGCTTTGTCCCAGGCACGGACAACGGCCACCAGGTCGGTGGGCGCGGCCTCGATGACGCGGAACCAACTGCGCTGAAAGTACAGCCCAGCGGCGGGACGGATGAGCCAGCTGCCGCCTTGGCCGCTGCCAAGCAGCCGCTCGCGCTCGACCCGCGGCAATGCCAGTAGCCGCGCGGGATAGTCGGGGTCCTTCTCGAGCAAGATCTTGTTGTCAGCGAGCAGGCCCAGGATGAACGTGAAGCTGATCGGCGGATGGCGCAGATGCGGGAAGCGCGCGCGCAGCTCCTCGGCAGAGTCGCCCCATACGAGGTCATCGTCGACGCGGTAGAAGTACCGAATCACCCCCGAGCGCTCGGGCCGAATGAACTCGCCGCGCTCGTCGAGGTACCACGCGATCATCGCCTTGACCCACGTGTCGGCCGTCGGGTTCATCGTCGCTCGCACGTACGGCGCGACACCGCTCGTGCTGCGGTTGCGGCTGAACAGGTACCAGAACTGCGACTCGAGAAAGTGCGGCAGCTCGTCGAAGTTGATCAAGCCGTAGCCCTTGCCCTGGTGCTTGAGCTTGTCGGTGTCGTACTGCAGATGATCGAGATGCACCTTGGCGCCGCTCGGGAAGGTGGCCGATGGGTTCGGCGTCTCGCGCAGCACTGCACCCAGCGCCGGGTACCACTCCTGCATCAGCTCCCACAGCGACTGCGGCCCGCGCAGCTGGTTGCTCGTCCGACGAAAGCAGACTGCAGAGAACCCCTTGACGTCGTAGTTACGCAGGCACTCGAGCGCGAGCCCGCTGGTTTTGCCCGAGCCGGCCTCGCCGCCGTAGAACACCATGTCTGCGCGGCTCGCCAGGAACCGCTCTTGCGATCCGTTCTGCGGCCGGACCTCGAGCCCGGTGGATCTATTTGCTCGGCCGTCGCCCATTGTCCGGCAGGTAGAACTGCACGTCTGACTTGTTGCCAGAGCCGTCAGCCTGCACGTCGTCGCGGCTGCGAGGGCCGTACACGTCAGGCCGCCGCCGCTCCAGCCACCACGCGCCGGCCCGCCAGTCGTCCTTGGCGCGGTTGATCACGTTGAGGGTGAGCCTGGTCTCGGCCGCCGCGAGCGCACGCTCGAGCTGGGCCGCGAAGTGCACCATCGCCTTGCTCGTGCCGGCCCGCCCCGCGTCGCGCCAGTTGTAGATAGTCTTGCGGCTCACGCCCTCGGACTCGGCCGCTGCCTCGATGGTGACCCCGTATTCGATCAGCTTGCAGATGGCATCGCCGGCCTTGACCGTGTATTTGCTGCGCGCGGGCATGGCTCTAGCTTGCCCCCCGCTCGGCCTTGCCGCCCGTGAGGTTCTGCCAGCGCTCGACGATCACGGTAGCTCCTTTCGGCTCCGCCCTGTCCCAACGAACGTGGCAACTGCGGCAGAGCCACCTGACTCGCAGCTTGTCTTTGTAGTCGTAGTGAGCCGCTTCGATCCGGCCCGGTCTATCGCACTGCTCGCACCTTGCTGGCCGCACAAGGTTTCCTGCTCGCACGTGATATGCGACGAGGCTCTGAGCGCCGCGCGCGTGCGGCAGTGTTCGCCGGAGCACCCTGCGGCCTGTCCGTTGCGCTCCCGCCTTGCACCTCGGCGAGCAGTATTGTTGCGCAAGGCGTCGCACTGGAAAGCTGCTCGCGCACACCGGGCACGACTTCACCGTCCGCGGACGCTTGCTCGAGTCGCGAAGGTAGACGCCCTTAGGCACGGCGCGCCTTCCCCCTTGTGAGCTGCTCCCACCTCTGGATGATCACGTCGCAGTAGGCGGGTGAGAGCTCGATCCCGAAACACCGGCGCCCTAGCTGCTCAGCGGCGATGAGCGTCGTGCCGCTGCCCATGAACGGATCGTACACGTCGTCTGCTGCGCCGCCGTGGTTGCGGATGGGGCGGGCCATACACTCCACCGGTTTCTGCGTGGAATGCTCGGTCTGCGCGCTGCCATCCTTCCGGCTGATGTCCCATACGGTCGACTGATCGTGACCGCCGCACCACTGCGCATTGGTGCCAGCGCGAACCGCGTACCAGCAAACTTCATGCTGCCAATGGTAGTGGCCCCGACCGATGACAAACGCAGGCTTGCGCCACACCAGCAGTGCGCGCGACCCAAGTTGTGACTGCTCGAGATTCTCGGCGACGACACTCAATCGCAACGGATGACACCATACGTAAGCGACGCCACCAGGGAAGAGTTTATATGCCGGCGTCCAGTCAGCCCGGTGGTCATTCTCGACACGGCCCGTACGTGGGGTCAGCGTCCTATGCAATCCGGATTCGTGCTTCCACTCCGGATCGTAATTCACACCATACGGCGGGTCGGTCACCATGATGAACGGCACGCCGCCGTCGAGCGATTGCGCCACGACATCGGACTGCGTGCTATCGCCGCACACCACCCGATGCCGCCCAAGCAGCCACACATCGCCGGGCTTGGTCACCGGCACATTGGGCGGCTCGGGCACATCGTCCTCGATGACATCGGCATCGCCCTCCACCTCCCGCCGCAGCGCCTTGACATCGCCACCCGTATAGCCGGCGAGCAGCTGGTCGCTGGGCTCCATCGCCTTCAGCAACTCGGCGAGCTCAGCGTTGTTGCGCTGGGTAAGCTCGGCAAGACGGTTGTCGGCGAGCGCCAGGACGTGCGCGTCGGGCTCGCTGATGTCGAGGTAGCGCACTGGCACGAGCTCGAGGCCGAGCTGCTTGGCCGCGCGCAGTCGCGTATGCCCCGCAATGACCTCGCCGTTGGCTCTGCGCGCGACGAGCGGCGCGCCGAACCCGAAGCGTTTGATCGAGTCAGCGACGCGGCGCACCGACGCGGGGTCATCCTTGGTCGGGTTCTGCGGCCAGGGTTTGAGCGCCGACGGCTTGACCCACTCTGCAGCGCTGCCGCCCGGGCCGCCCGGTTCGGCCTGGGATAAGGCTCGCGCGCGTGTTTGTGTAGATTCGGGGTCGGGCTTGCGACTGGCCTGCTTGCTTGGTTCTGTTGCCATGGGTTGCTGGTCTCTCCTCGCTTACTTCGGCATGCCCCGATGCCATGACGCACGATAGCGGGGCCGGGGCCGCTCCGCTTCGAATCCATGCGCGTCGACCTCGCGCAGCCGGCAGCGGTTGCAGCAGTGCGGCTGATGGTGCAGCCAGGTGGTGAGCTTCAAGATGCGCCGGCGCCCGCACGAGCACTCGACCTGCACGTATGCCTCGGTGCGGCCATCAGGCCGTTGTCGCGTGGTGCGGCTCAACTCGCGCAGCAGTGACGCAAGCGGTGCCGGGGGCTGCGGCGCCCGGCGCGACCGCTGGCCCCATGCCAGGACGCACGGGCGGCACAGGCCGGCGAAGCGTCGCAGCGGCTCGAGGGCTGCGCCACAGCTGCGGCAGCGCGTCGGCTGCGCGGGCACGGGGGAGATGGCCCTGCGCTCGTCCGACGCATCCAAGCTGTGCAGCACGCGCTTCACCGTCCGGGCTCCATTGGGGGCTACGGCTCCTTCTCGCCGGGCACCTCGCCCTCGACCTGCCGCGCGAACCGCTCATGCCCGAGCTGCCGCAGCGCCGCCGCCGTCTCGGCCCGCACCAGCTCGAGCGGACGCTGCCACCACCACTCATGCCCGAGGCGTAAGCGCCGTACCCCGTAGCGCACCCGGTCGCGTCGAATGCGCAGCAGCACCCACGCCCGCGTTGCCGGCGACTCGTGCGCGTGCCGTTCGGCGTACTCCGCGAACCAGTCGTCGGCCGTCCGTGGTGGCGTCGGGCACGGCCGCTGGGCGAGCAGCTGCGCGTCGACCTCGGCGAGCATCGCCCGCTCGTCGTCGGTGAGCTCACGGCAGGTGGTGGGGCGGACGTAGCCGGGTAGCTCGAGCGGCAGCGTCGGTACGCCCTCGAACCGCAGCCCGCATGCGAGCAGTAGAGCGTGCAGGGCGTCGCCCTCGAGTTCGCCGCGCTTCCGCCTCATGCGGCCCTCTTGCGCGACTGCTGCGCTTTTACACGCGCACGATAGCCGCGCTGGTACTGGCGCCGCTGCTCGCGGTGGGCGGCCCGCCATGCTTGTCGCTTCGCCTGGAACTGCGCGAACCAGACCGGGTCGGACTTGCGTTCCTGGAACCTGGCGTGCCGTCGGCCGGCCAATGTGGCCTTGTGCCGGGCGCGCCATGCCCGCATTTGTGCAAGTCGTCTCTCGTGCTTGACTCGGTCGGCCTTGAGCCTGGCCCACTTACGTTTGTTTCTGGCGCGCTTCTGCTGCCGGAGCCGCGCGGCCTCGTCCGGACACCGCATCTTGGCGGCGATGAGCACACGCTTGCGAGCGTTACGCGCCGCGCACCAGCCCGGCTCAGCGCGCATGCGAACATAGTACGCGTGCCTTTGCGCATGCTCACGCTGCCGACCAGTCTCGCCCTGGCGCCAACGCCACTCTCGCAACAACTCGCTGCGCTTGTGCCGCATGTGAACCTCGCGCCAAGCCACGGCGAGGTGGGCTTCGTGTTCGCGCCAGGTGAGCTCCCGGAACTCGTCCTCAATCTCATCTCGCAGTTGCAGCCAGGTCATCAATCACATCTCCTTGAGGTCGGGCTCGCCGGGCTCGCGCACGCACCCGAGCTGCCGGACCAG